CGAGCACGCACGCGTGGAGCACGATGAGCGGGTCGTTCTCGTAGACGTCGCACCGGTAGAACTCGCCCTCGACGAAGCGGGAGAGCTTCTTCGCGCGCTGCTGCTGCGCCCAGTCGCCGCCGTTCGTGAGGAACATCGGCACGGGGCGGTTCTTCGCGATCTTCGCCTGGACGGTGTTCACCGCCGACGCGATGACGTTGAAGGCGAGCGTCGAGCCGCGCAGCCCACGCGGGCGCACGCTGTAGTTCGCGGCCGTCAGACCGTCGATGTCGCTGCCGCCGTAGCTGCGCGCGTAGTGCAGGTACGCGTCGCGCCGGTTCGCCTGCTTCGCGCGGAGGCGCGTCACGATGGCGGTCACGGCGTCGTGCGGCTTGCGACCCTGCGCGGCGGCGTTCCACCACTGCGCGTCGAGGCGCACCGCGTCGGTCACGTGAGGAACCTCGGCGGGAGGAACCCGCCCGCGACGAGCGCGCGCATCACTTCGACGTCGGACGGCTCGTGATCGACGTGCGCGTAGCGCGTGCGCAGCTCCTCGCGCATCTCGCGCATCAGGCGCACGACCATCTGGTCCTCGCTCTCGGGCTTCACCTCGCCGGGCGGCGCTGCGGGCGGCGGGCCGAGCTCCAGCTCCGTCCCGTCGGGGAGGCGCACGTAGCTGGCGCCGGTGCCGCGCATCCACGCGGCGAGAGCCTTCAGCGGCGCGAGTGGGTCGGCGCGGTCACCGGAGGCATCGCCGCCCGGTGACCACGCGGTAGCGGGAGCCGGACTCGCACCGTGCTCGGCGCGGGTATGAACCGCGTCTGGGCCTCGCCCTTCCCGCAGCGTGGGGTCGTCCACGTACGTTCTGTACGTTCAGGAAAAACAGAACGCAACGAGAAACGGTCTCACCGACTCTTTTCGGTGCGATTTGCCCCCACCGTCGTCGCTAGCGGCGCTCCCACCACTCGAGCTTCGACTCGTCCTCGAGCTCGCGCACGAGGCGCTCTTCCTCCTCGCGGGAGATGTCCTCAGCGGTCTGCGGAGCGCGCTTCTTCGGTTGCTCCACGTACGCGTAGGCGGATCGCCACGCGTAGAGGAACGCGTCGGCCGCGTGGTTGTCGTAGCCGCTCGCCTCGCGCTGTCGGTTCTCGCGACGGTCGTCGAGGCTGTCGGCCCACGGCAGCGTGAGCCACTCCTCCATGAGGTCGCGGCACATGGGCGCGTCGACGCGCACGCGCCCCTCGCGGAGCGCGTCGTTCACGAGCGCGATGGTGCCCACCTTGTTGTGCTTCTCTGCCGGGGCGATCGGGATGGCGTGGTAGCGGCGCATGTCCGCCTCGAACGACTTCCCCATGCCGCCGACGTCGCCGACGATCCGGTCCGGCTTGTACGCCTCGTCGAGCCGCTTCACCTCTTTGGCCATCTCGGTGACGCCCGCGGTGACGCGGTACGCGGCGACGACGTAAACCGTAGGGTCGTGCTCGCGCCAGCCGAGGACGCACACGGCGTTCCGGTCGACGATGCCGAAGTCGAGCCCGACCACGTGGTGCGTGAGCGCCGGCAGCTCGCCGACGTTGCGCTCCTCGTCGAAGCCCGCGTACACGCGCCCCGTCGCCGCGTTTACGAACTCGCAGAGGTACTCCTGTCGGAAGCGCTCGCCCATGATGCGACGCTCCTCGTCGAGGAACGCGCGCGCGATGCGGGGCACCTCGTGGCCCGTCACGCGAACACGTTCCCACGCGTCGCCGCCTCGTTCCCACGCTTCGAAGAAGTGCCCGCGCCGTCCGTTCGGCGTCGACATCAGGATCATCTGACCGTCGCTCACCGCGAGCATCGGCCGCATCGCCGTGTTCAAGTCATCGTCGACGAAGGCCGCCTCGTCTTCGATGATGAGCGACACGCTCGAGAACCCGCGGATGGTCGCCTCGCTCGACGGCAGTGACACGATGCGTGAGCCGTTGCCGAAGCGCACGCTCAGCTTGTTCTCCTCGCTCATCTCCGGACGCGCGGGGAGCTTGGCGATCGCGTCCAGCACCTTGCGAAAAAGCTCGGCGCTCTGCCGGAGCGAGGGCGAGATGAGCAGAACGAGCGCGCCCGCCGTCGTGAGTGCGCGGTGCAGCGCGAGGACGCTCGTCGTCGTGCTCTTGCCGGCCTGGCGAGAGCAGTTGAGCAGGAGCCGCTTGCCGGACCAGCGCAGCACGCGCTCTTGCCACGCGTCGGGCACGAGGCCCACCGCGCGCGCGAGCTCCACGGCGTCGCCGTGCGTGACGGTGCGCCGCTTCGCCTCAGCGAGCAGCGCGTCGAGGCGTGTCGGCGGCAACGGCCTTCGGCTCCTCGGTCGGCTCGAACGTCCCGCGGGACACGTTCTCGAACGGTACCCAGTGCTGGCCGTCCTTGTCCTCGAACAGCAGCACGCGCTTCTCGAAGTCCGCGCGCAGGTTCTTCGCGCCGTGCGCGGGCGTGTCCTTCAGGTACGCCGCCGACTGCCCGTTGCACATGACCGGCGTGGTCGGCCGGAGTCGAACTTCTCGCATCTTCGTCATCGCGTCACCGCCCTGTAGAAATTGAAGCGCCAGCCCTCCGGGATGGGGAGCTGGCGGCAGATGTCCGTCCGGTGCGTGTAGGTTGCACGCTCCGTCACGCCCTCGAGCAGCCGCCGCGCGACGCCGAACCGGCGGCACTCCTCGATGACGTAGACGTAGTGGACGACGTGCGGCGGCTCGACGCACGCGAAGCCGACGAACACGTTGTCGTTGTCCGCGCTCACCGCGAGCCGCACCGTCGTCGTCGAGAGCAGGCGCGAGACGATCGCGTGGTGCCCTTCGCAGTAGGTCGCCCGGCCGAGCGCGCGAGCTAGCGCGCTGTCTCCCTTGCGGCGGTCGTCGGCGTCGTCCGAGCGCGCGCAGCTGCTCCGGAGCCACGCCTTGCGGGCGAAGTTCACCTCGCCGGGACGCAGGTCGCGGATGGCGATCGGCAGCGCGTCAGCCATTCCGCACCCTTCGCAGGCACGCGCGCCCGATCTCCGCGTTCGCGATGCAGTCCTCGTGCTCCTGGCAGCGCTCCGCGGCGAGCCCGTTGCCTTCCAGGTGGTTCTCGATGCGGTCGCGGAGCACCTCGTCGCTCACCGACGCGAACCGCTTGTCCTCGCGGAGCTCCACGAACATGCGCTCGACGACGCGGCGGCGCGTCTGCTCCGGCGTCTCGTTCCGCCGCGAACTCGGCGCCGGCGCAGGAGCCGGCAGCCCGCCCGCCACCGCCGCGAGCGTGGCCATCAGCGGCAGCATCCGCCCTGCGCCCGTCCGCTTCAGCGTCACGAGGCCCTCTTCTCGAGCTTCGCCAGCTCGGCGCGGAGCTCGGCCGCGAGCTGCTCGTCGCTCAGCTTCGCCGGCGGGACCTCTTGCACCTTCACCGGCGCGTCGAGGCCGAGCAGGCGCGCGCGCCGCTCCGCGACCTTCAGGATGACCGCGCCCACCTTCGCGACGAGCTCGGGGTCCGCCATCAGCTTCGCGTCCCGCTGCGCGCGGTCGAGCCGCCGGAGCTGCGCGTCGAGCCGCTCCACCTCGAGCTTCTTCACGTCGGCCGCGGGCTCCGCGGTGATCTCCGCGAGCGCCGCCGCGACCGCCTTGTACGCCCCGCCGCGGTTCGCGTAGCCGACCTTCGCCGCGATCGCGTCGTAGCTCGCGCCGGCCTTCCGCAGCTCGAGAGCGCGCCGTTGCTTCTCGGCATGCTCGGCGGAGCGCACGGTTTCCGCGGCTGTGCGTTTCCTCGGGGGGGCCATCAGTGCAGCGCCCCGCTGACCACCACCGTCCGCCGGCCGTCGTGGCCACCCACCGCCACGTCGACGAGGATGCCGCGCAGGTCGAAGAGCTTCCGGCGCTGCGCCGCCACCTCGTCCGGCGTCATGCAGCCGACGCAGAGCAGCGTCTGAGCCAGCACGTGTCGCTGCACCTGCGTGGCGTCGCCCGTCTTCCCGCACCGTGAGCACGTATCGTGATTCATCCGGTGACCTTTCCGCTTTGTAGCACGTCCGATTCCACGTTTGCAGTCCGCTCGATGGTGACCTCGACGGCGTAGTCCCCGCGCCGCTGCCCGTACTCCCACCGGACGCGCGGGTCGCGGTCGCTCTTCAGGCCGAGCGCGTCAGCGACGCCGTCGCGGATGCTCTTCAGCGCCGGCCGGAGGTTGTCGTCGTCGAGGCCCGTGCTCGGCGCGACGCGAACGAGCGTGACGACGAAGCCAGGCCACTCGCGGGCGCTCGCCCAGGCGATGCGCGGGAGGGTCGCCATCCGGGCAAGGTTGCGTTGCTCCTTCCGGCGGCGAGCCTTCCCCCACCAAGACCGCCCCTGAGGGCCGTTCACCTCCGAGATGGTCCGGATGGCCATCCGCACCGTGATCGCCCCGCCACGGGGCGCCTGGGCTGACTGCGGGCCCATCACGCGGACCTCCCGCGACCCGCTCCGCCGCCGAGGGCAGCCTGCAGCCCGTCCCCGAGCCGGGCGGCTTCCTCGCCGCGGATGGGCGTGCCCTGGTCCTTCGGCGGCTTCCACTCGCGGTGGTACGGCGCCGGCGCTGGCTCCGGGGCGCCACGGGGCGCGCTCGCCGGCAGCGAGGCGAGGCGCTTCGTGCGCTCGCGTTCGCGCCGGAGCTCGGGGACGACGACGCTCGTGAGCCAGTACTGCGCGTCGGCCTTGCCCGGCCGCTTGCCCGGCGTGCCCGCGCGGTGGCCGTGGTAGCGCAGCCAGCACTCGCCGACCGTGAGCTTCTCGCCGGCCACGAGGTCCACGGCGGCGCAGGCGTCGAGGAACCACGGCGGCGGGGTGGCCGCGTCGTCGTTCACGGCGTTGCCGGGCACCACCGGCACCAGCTCGGCGCCGTGGTCGCGCGCCCGCGTCGGATCCTGATCCAGATCAGAGAGAGAGGGAGAGGGAGAGGGAGGAACAAACGCGTTTGTTCGCTCGATGTTCGCGCGAACATCATCCGAACTACGTCTGGACTCCCGAACCCGTCGCATGCGTTCACGTGCGCCTTCAATCGCAGTGTTTACCTGCTCTTTGGTCTGGTTCTTCACCGCGTAGTTCGCGAGCTGGAACCCTCCCGGAGCCTCAAGGAAGAGTCCTTGAGCCACGAGCTTGGCGACGGCCTTCAGGTTCTCGTCCCCTCCCCCGAAGAACCCTGGCACCGCCTCGCGGGGGACGAACCCATCGGTCAGGTGGTCCCGGATGTAGCAGAGCGCCGCGAGCCACACGCCCATGGCGTAGGGCCCGGCGGCGACCGCCTTGGGGTGGTCCCGTAGGGCCGTATCGACCTTCGCAAAAGGCTTTCCCATCACTCCCTCACGACACGCGGGACCAAAACCGCTCGCTCAAGAGCATTCGATCATCCTCTCCAAACAGGATGCCGCCGCCTCCCACCCCGCGACGCGCGCGCTTTTGGCGGCGTCGGCGGCGTAGGCGGCGGCGGCGTCGGCGGCGGCGTCGGCGGCGTAGGCGGCGGCGGCGGCGGCGGCGGCGTAGGCGGCGTAGGCGGCGGCGGCGGCGTCGGCGGCGGAGGCGGCGGCGGCGGCGTCGTCGGCGGCGTAGGCGGCGGCGGCGGCGTCGGCGGCGGCGTAGGCGGCGTCGGCGTAGGCGGCGGCGTCGGCGCGCGCTTCGCGCGCGACCTTGGCCGCCGCGTCACCGGTCGCCTTGTCGACGACCGCCGGCAGCTCGCGGAGCTGCGTGGCGAATCCGCGGAGCTTCGTGGCGTGCTCCGTCTTGCCGCGGCGCTCGAGGACGCTCGCGGCGCTGTCGAGCGCGCGCGGCGCGCAGTCGCGAGCGGCGAAGTCGGCAGCGACGTACGCGCGCCGCACCTCGAGCTCGCGCGTGCCGCGGGTGTTCACCAGGCGCGGGATGAGCGGCCGCATGATGCGCGTGCGCTCCTCGTCGTCGTAGATGCGGTCGTTCAGCTTGATGGCGAAGGAGGTGAGCACCGGGCACGCGCACTGCGGCCGGTCGGCGTGCTTCTCGCCCGCGAACCACGCGACGGCCTCCATGACGCAGAGGCCGCGCGCGCGTGTCTCGTGGCTGCCGCGGAGCAGCGTGAGGTGCTCGATGTCGTCGAGGGTGAGCTTCTTCTTCCGGGTGCTGATGGTCGTCGTCATGGTCGGTCTCTTTCTGCGCGGGGCCGGCCCGCGCTCACGTCGTTTCGAAAAGCGAGGCCTGTCGTTCGTCGAGGAGCCGCGCGCGCTCCCGCTCGCGGAGGTTGCCTTCGTGCTCGTGCTGCGTGCGCTCGAGCGCCTCCGTCGCCTTCGCGACGAGGTCCGCGAGCTCGGCGCGGGAGAGCACCACGCGCACGTCGTTGCGGTGGTCGTGCTTCATCAGCGTGAAGCGGTCCGGCGTCTCCGCGAGCACGTGGACGATGGGCGGCGAGAGGTCGGGCGTGTTCACGCAGGAACCCCGAAGAGCGAGGCCTGCGCGGTCTCGAGCGGAAGGCAGTGCGGCGAAAACCAGATCCGCTCGCGCGAGCGGTTGTCGTTGTCCTCCGCGGCGTAGCCGCGCGCGGCCTTCCACGCGTGGACGGTCCACCCGTCCGGCATCACGTGCTCGCCCTCGTAGCCGCAGAGCGCGATCCGGAGGTCAGGGTCGTCGCCGTGCTCAATGGCCCACGCGCGCACCTGCTCCGAGATCGCGGCATCGTCCTCCGCGTAGAGGTACAGGTCGCGAACCTCGAACGAGTACGGCGGGTCCAGGAACACCGCGCACGGGCGGCGCCCGCCGAC